GTGTAATGTTGTCTGGGCGTAACTCCTCTGGCATGAGATTGTACTCATAGATTTGAGCTACCAGTGGCATGATCTTCTCTTGATCGAACTTATCAGTAAGGAACAAGATACCAGCTTCACGGATGTAAGTCCCTGGAACCTGTACCTGAGGTGGCGCTGAGACATCCCCCTCAGCCCCTTTCTTCTTGTTCTTCTTAGACTTCTTGCTGCCATTGATAATAGAGTTAAACATTTAGTATCCTTACACTTTGGAATTGATTTGGGTTTCGAACTCTTTCAGACGCTTATACACTGAGAGTAGCTCAATGACAGTAGACCATGACTTAAAGATGTACATCATAGAACCTTCTACTCGACCGAAGGCACGTAGGATTTGTTGCATAACCCCCAGTGTAATAGCACCACTTACGATAGCTGGTGCAAGGATTACATAACCTACTAGTACATTAGCTTGAAGACATGCAAGACGGGCTACGTTAAACACTGCGTACCTTGCATAGTTAGTATAGTGTATTTTACGCACAGTGTCAAACACTTCGTTGAGTGTCTTAGGGCGTACGCTTCCATCATCTTCAGCAATGACTAGAACCTTACGGTAAGCTGCCTCACGAGCTTGGATATCGTACTCGATGTTGACTAGACGTAGTACGTAACCTACTACTAGCAGCACGACTGTAATACCAGTTGACCAGATGATAGCTGACGCTACTAGACCGTACTGCCACTCACCGAAGAAGGTGACTGTGATGCCAGCTGAGAGACCCATAAGGATTGGGAAGAAGGCTACGAGAACCATTACACTCTCGACAAGGGATACACCTAAGCCTTCCATGATACGGCTCAGCTTTACGGTGTCTTCCTGGACACGTTGACTAGCGCCCTCCATAACTCCCGCTTTGTGAAAGTTCTCGTGGTAGTAGGATACCATAGCGGTTCTCCACCTAAAGAGCCAATGCTGTGTGAAGAAGCTAACAGACAAGGCCACTGCAATATAGATAGCAGCAATCTTACCAAAGGTCATCAACCCGCCAAAGTACTGAGCGAGAGTAACATCCCCCTCACCAGCTAACGCTTGTTGAATAAGGTTATAAAACTCCCCGAACCACTCATTTATTTGTACGTCTAGCTGTACTTGATACCAGAGGGTCGCGAAGATAAAGACTGCACCCCCATAAGCCCATAAGGCCCACTGCTTTTGTTTGAAGAATAGAAACATTAGTTGTTCTCCTTTAAGTAACTGATAGCTAATTGTAGTAGGCCCTCATCATCTCTAAACCTACCTAAGCCATTGTTGCAATTGTTGCACAGAAGCCCCCTCACTTTACCAGAGGTGTGGCAGTGGTCTACAGCCAAAGCGAGCCCAGTACCGTCAACGTCACCACAAATACCACATAACCCCTTGAACTTATCCTGTAGGGCCTTATAGCCCCCTTGAGAGACTCCATATAGGTATGACCTACGGTAAGCTAGGCGCTTGCCTCTGTGCTTCTTGTAGTCTAATGCCTTGGCTAGGCTCACACATTGTTTGCAAGAACCACAGTGGCCACTTTTAGCCCTCTTATCAACGTGGTACTCAGTTGACAACTTAGTCTTAGCACACTTACTGCAGGTCAATTCCATAAGTTATCCCCCCACTGTTGCATAACGGTACTCGTAGACTGCTTTAGCCCAAGGCACCTCTGTTGCTCGCATACGTTCAATCTGATACCCATCGTCGATGACTATAAACTTATTAGTTGTTGTTTGAACTAACAGGTCATGGCCGAATGAGACGGGTACTCCTACACTCACGAGGTAGCTTGCCATATCGACGTAGGCTCTACCGAACATCTGAGTGATCTCAAGGATGGTTACATTAGTGGGGACAAGAGTTAGGTAAGGTGCGTGGTACCACAACTCCCCGTCTACTATAACCCTGTCGGAACCTAACGCCGCGAAGGCACAGGATGACACGCAGGTTCTTCCAACAGGGATGATGACAACTGACCCTTCTTTCTTTATCATATTACCAAGACGAAGACCTGCGTAGTACTCCCCTCCGTTACCTGATAGAGTAACAGATAGAACATCATTGTTTCGCATGTACCGGTACACCTCCGTAACTTGGTAGTTTGTAGTGCTACCAGATACGGCTAGGCTCTTAGTTGTCTCGTCGTATACCACAAGAGCTGCTGCTGGTGATATTGCAGATAGGGTTAGTCCTACTGCTAATGCTAGTGTCTTAATCATTTGTGAATCTCCTTCAGTGTTTCGTTAGCCCACTGTAGGTACTGTTCAGCTTTCGCCATGTCCTCGGTGGGGTTGCCTTTATAGAAGGCACGGTGGTTGTACTTCATTACGTTACCACGACAGTAAGCAATGAAGCCTTCTTTACCAAGTACTTGCTTGATGTAGTCGATACACTCGATACCAGCTTGGTTATAGTGGTAGGGTTTATCGATGTTATTGTACTGGTCTGGGATACTGCACTCACTGCAGATACCGTCATTGTCCAGTAGGTAGTCACACTCGTCACAGTAATGCATTATATCTTCTCCGCGTAAAAGGCTCGTACCCACATGGCACAGATGTCTGATCGAACGATGTCGTCTAAGTTGAACTCAATGACAGGAACTGGTATCTTGTGTTTCTTAGCTACGTTGGTGATAGTAATCAAACCTGAGTCACCTTTTAGGTCTGTCTGCTGTACGTCCCCGTTGAGAACGATTGTAGTGTCCTCTCCTACCCGTGTGAGTAGCATCTTAAGCTCTGCTGTTGTTACGTTCTGAGCTTCGTCACAGATGATGAAGGCATCGTCAAAGGAACGTCCCCGCATCAAAGCTAAAGGTGCAATCTCAATGTTACCTGACTTGAGTGCAATCTCTACAGTAGCTTTACCTAGGTGCTTAATCAGGATATCGAGGACAGGTAAGGCCCAAGGTGCTACCTTGTCGAGGAGTTCCCCTGGGAGGATACCGATGTCCTTGCCAACAGAAACCATAGGACGTGTAATAACAATCTTCTCAATCTGCTTAGTCAGGTACATGTCAGAAGCTAGTGTAGCTGTGACGTAGGTCTTACCGGTACCAGCTGGGCCGAATACAATGACTTGGGATGACTCAGTGATAGCCTTGATCAGCTTACCTTGGTTTTCAGTCTTAGGGACGATACCAGAGGTTGCCTTCTTAGAAGCGCCCTTGTAGGTAGGCTCTGCTGCCTTACGTGATCTTGCTTTGGGCTTTGCTTTCTGTTGCATACTGTGGCTCCTATTAAATGTAATAAAGGGAAGCGCCTCTCGGTGCCTCCCTTAAGTGTATCATACTTTTAACTAGCTTGTCAAGCTTGTTGGTGTCAGACGGTAGTAATGTACCTCGTTATTGTACTCTTGGACATTCCGAACTCGCGACCCAAGGCTCTTGACCCGAAGGTACGGCTGCCTTTTATGTATACAGAACGAATGTAACGCACTTGGTCCTCTGGTAAGATGAAGCGGCCTTTCCTACTTGTGAGAAGTCCGGTTTGAGACGCGTGGACCATATTCTCTGAACGAGTTACCCACTCCAAGTTACTAACAGAGTTGTTTCTCTTATCACCGTCTATGTGGTTGACCTCTGGTTTGAGGTCTGGGTTTGGGAGGAAGGTCAGTGCAACAAGTCTATGCAACTTGAAGCACATGTGCTTACCCTTCCGGCCCCCTACCTTAGTTGCGCAGGTAACATACCCCTGTCTATTGGTATGTAACTTCAGTTCTTTGTTTGTTCTCTTACTGAACAAGTCCCCTTCAGAGGATACTGAAAACAAGTCTTCGTAGTCCTTTACATCTCGGTATTCCATACTAAACTCCTTTCGTTTGTATTGTTGTCAGACGGTGGAATCGAGCCACCCAGTAACGGTGCTACTGACGCCTAGTGTAGCTGTGTTACTGGCAAACCTGCTCTGACATCCGGTCACTCACAAGTACGTAGACCTGTGTTGACGTCGTAGTAACATGCAGCACCGAAGTCACCCTCGTCTACGAAGTCACTGTTGTCCTTGTCTTCTGCCTCAGGTGCTACGTCCTCAGAGGCGGACGCATTCAAGATACCGTACCGCTTACCTGAAGCACGGAAGGTTGTGCAACCTGATGCACCCCCGTCGTACGCTGCCATGTATACGTCCTTGAACTCAGCCCAAGTAACGTCATCTCCAACGTTACAAGTCTTAGAGCAAGCACTGTCTACATACCGAGACGCTAGGTTCAAGACCTTAACGTGTGCCATCACTGGTAGATCATCAGCTTTACACCCTTTGACACCAAAGACACGATATCCATAGTCATCAACACGCTCTACCCGTGGACCGTCGAAGGTCTGGATAGTCCGGTCGAAGCCGTAGGAGAACACTGGCTCAATGCCAGAGGACACGTTGTCAGCTGATAGGCTGATGGTCCCTGTTGGTGCTACACTAAGCAAGTGGCTGTTACGGATACCATAGCGAGAGATAGAATCGCGGATGTGCGTTGGCAGTGTCTTAGCGAAGTCGCTATCAAGGAACTCCTCACGGTACAGTGGGAAAGGACCCTTCTCCATAGACAGTGACACAGAGGTTAGGTAGCAGGTGTCACGGATAGTCTTCATAATCTCCTCAAGGACGTTGAGGAACATAGGTGAACCGTACTCATGACCCAGCGCTTCGATAGCATTAGCTACGCCTGTGACACCAAGACCCATACGACGCTTAGACTTAGCTTCCAGCTCCTGTGCTTCGAGGGGATAGATGGCGCGGTCAACTACGTTATCCATTGCTCGTACTACAGCTGGGATATCGTGCTTGAGCTTCGCGTAGTCGAACGAGTAGGTGCCGTCACGTCCGTAGATGTACTTGACCAGATTGAAGCTACCCAAGAGACATGCACCGTTAGGTGGCAGAGGCTGCTCACCGCATGGGTTTGTAGCTGCAATAGTCTCGCAGTAGTGGAGGTTGTTTTTCTTGTTGATACGGTCGATGAACAAGATGCCTGGCTCAGCCCAATCCCATGTACTACGAAGGATGTCATCCCAGAGGGCACGAGCATTGATGGTGTCGTACACGCGACCTTCAAAGGTTAGGTCAAAGGTTGTGTCATCTTTAACAGCAGTCATGAATGCATCAGTAACACCAACAGACAGGTTGAACTGGGTCAGTGTTGTTGAGTTGTTCTTGATACGAATGAACTCAGCGATGTCTGGGTGATCTACCCGCAGCACACCCATCTGAGCGCCCCTACGGTGGCCAGCAGAGCTGATAGTCTTGCATACTGCGTCAAAGATACCCATGAAGCTCAGAGGGCCGCTAGAGCGGCTGTCTAGGCCTTTGATGAGGGCACCTGATGGACGTAGTGTAGAGAAGTCGTAACCGATACCACCACCAAGCTGCATAGTCTTAGCAGCCTCTTGTGCAGCGAGCATGATGCCTTCCATGCTGTCTGGGATCGTCATGGACACAAAGCAGTTGTACGGTGTGACTCGACGTGGTGCGCCCATAGCGGACTGTACTCGCCCAGCTGGCATGAAGCGCATGTCGTATAGGATGTCACGGAACTCTTCGAAGTGAGAGTCATCGTCTTGGAGGGAACCAGCTACTCGTGTCATAGCTGCCTTGAAGCTCTCACCCTTAGAGCGGTACTTCATCTGGTGGATTTCTTCACTGATACCAATGGTTGGTCCGTAGTTATCTTCTGGTAGTGAGTTCTTAATCATGTAGTTAGTTCCTTATCAAATATCATCATCATCAGCATGTAGGTGTTGTTCTCAGGGTTAACGATTGTCACCACTCCCACCTAGTGTGCCGCGTTCTTCTCGGCTGTTTAACTTCTCAACATTCGTTTCTAATACATCATCCAAAGTGCTACCGTAGTAGTTAGCTAGTGCTGTGACATAGAACACAACATCACCTAGCTCCTTAATGATTTCAGCATTTGAAAACCGTGTATCGTCTCGTATTAGCTTCTTGATCTTCTCAGCAACCTCCCCGGCCTCTCCTACGAGACCGAGGGTGTTCTCTACTAGGCGATCCTGACCTTCTGTCATGATCTTACCTTCTACCCATACACTGTATCTATGCGTATTCAATCGATCTGCTCCACTTCCAATGCTTTAATAGTTACTTCGTCTAAGTCGTACATCGCTGTCCGTAGAAACTCTGTTACAGCTTCGTTACGGTCGAGGATACTTGCGTCCCAATAGAAGGCGGTATCGTCTACCTTAATACGAATAC